TGGGGTTGAAACCATTGGCCAAGACAAGGACAAGAAGCAAGTGGTTGCTGCCAGCTACATCGTTGATGCAATCAATGAACTCAAGGACGAAGAAGAACGTGGCGATGTTGCAGTTGGCCAGGCCAGAATTGTTTTCGCTCATTTGATTTCCAGTAGAGTAAAGTAGTTAAGGAAGTGCAGCTTAGGCGCTAGCTGAGCCAACCGCTTTCGCGGATTCTTGAATGTCTGCAAGACAAGCAGCGTAACCTGCAATGTCTACGGCAGAGTCATGATGATTCGGGTTGTTTGCAAGGCGTGCAACTTTGATAAGCATGTTCATGATTGCAACGTCTGCTGGAGTAAAGACCGGGATGTAAGAGTCTCTACTTCCAAGCTTAGCTTTGGCGTTAGCCTCAACATAAGCGTTCCAAAGGTTTGCTATGTTCTGAAAGTTGTCTTCCGGATTTCCGTAGTTTGCATTGCGATCGTGATGAACAATCTTCATTGCTTCTTCAAGAAGCCGTGCACGTGGGGTGTTTTGCTGCTGCATTGGAGTATCCGCTGATTTGACTGTGCTTGTATCAATACTTTGATTGTTAAGGTTCTGACGCACTGTTGCTCCGCGTACTAGTTTCTGCTCCATTTTATAGTACTCTGGGTGAGCATCTAAATGACGGCTACACCCAAAAAATGTATCCACACTACAATCAAAACCAGCAACTGGCTTATGACAGTAAACACAGTTCCTCATTTCACTTCTCCTTTGCTCACAGCAAATACATCCTTCAACTCTGCTTCTTTGCCTTCTTCCAGCTTTACCCCGCTACGTCCACCAGTCAAGTGAACATTGTCCCAGGTAGAGCTAGAATACGCGGAGTGCTTCTTGTTCAGCACCTGCAAATAAATGCACTCGTCGAAGTACTTAGCCATTGTCTTGCTGAAGTTTCTGCTGCCCCCAACAGGAACAATCTTTTCCTTCGTTTCGCTCTTCTCAACATCTACTTCGTGGCTGATAACGCAGATGTTGATATTACTGACTTGCATCTTCGACAACACTTCATCCAGATACATGCCTTGCATCCGAAAATCATCGAAGGTCATCTTGTATTCATCGTCCTTTTGCCAGGCCTTCAACGTGACTTTGTTTGCAGCACTGTTCGAAACTTGAGTCCATGAGTCAATGACAAGAAGATCCTTGTCTGTAAATTTGGCAAGCTCAATTGTGTCTGACCATCGAGCAGCTGTATCTTTACTACAGACAGGGCATGCATGCACTCCGTGATTATAACAATATCGCTTTTGTCCCCCTTTGAAAAGTCCTCGAAGCACGTCAATACCAATCGGGTACGCTCGGTGATCGGGGATGTTGTAGAGTTTGACATTTTTTCTAAACTCCTTAGGGACAATTGACTCTTGCATTAGTGTCTTCACACCCTGCTCAAGATCAAACCAGTGAAGAATAAAGCCGTGCTTTGCAAGCTCACCAACCTTTGCAGTCTTGCCAGATTTTGGCGGGCCATACAGAAGCACCTTAGTTCGCTTGACTTCGTCGTAACTATCGAGGTCCAATGTGTTCTCCTTGAAGTTGTTGTAGCCTATCAATTTCTTCAGCTGCCAGCAGAAACATGTATTTTGCAATGCCGTACTCACGTACAACAGAGTTGTGAGTATTTTTACAATCTTCGTACATCTTACGAATGCGCTTGCCTACTTCCTTACGGTCTATCCCAGTAGGTTCAGCAGAAGCTGCAATCCAACGCTCTGCTAAGTCAGCTGCTATATTATGTACGCGTTCTGTACGCCTTGCTTCATCTAATAGCGTAGCCATAGTTGACCCTTAGTTCAGTGTGCGTGTGGGCGATAGAGACTCTGCAATCGCTTGCTTGCTATTTGCAATTCCATTCACACTTTCGTAGTATTTCGTGGCTGCAAGAAGTTCCTGCGTGTGAATTTGGTACATTCCCATCCAGGTTCCCTCTTCAACTGGAACAATGATGTGGCATTGGAACCCAACAACACCTTCTGGGAAACCAAAGTCCCCAGTTGCAAGTTGCACGATAATGATTTCGTTTGGCTTTGGGGCCGGGTGGCAAGTGCAAGCAACGAGAGAAGTTACGAATTGGGTAACTGCATATCTATCTTCGTGAGAAAGTTCTGCAATCTTGCTAGCATCGAAGTCATCGAACAACTTCTCCACTAGACTGATATAGCCAACTCCTTCCAGTGCATACGGAGGAAGATTTTGTGATTGCAAGATGCCCTTTGCTTCATCGGAAACACAGAGAATTTGCAGACCACTCCAACCTAGCTCAGCATGAGCAAGTTGCCCCGGTTGAACTTCAGTATCTTTCAAGTAGCAGCCAGAAACCAGAGCTGGAGTAAGTGTGCCACGCATAAGAATGTGGCTCTCCTGAGTGAGCTTCAGATCGTTGAGAATTCCAGGCTTGAGTTTCACATCTTCCCCTTTTGATTGCTGACAATGTCTGACCAAGTAAACTTGTAGTCGAATGGCTTGATTGCTTCAAGATCAGAAAAGCTCTGCACTTTAGGAAGATCGCTGAACTTCATGCCATACACCTGATCTGGATTGTAGTCGCAGCTTTCATAGTGCTGGCAGCGACGGCCGAATTCAATGCAGCTTCTTCCGCGCTTAGGAAAGAAGTTTGCATCAGAATACATGTCGATTGTTGAGTGCATCATGGCATGATCTTGCAGCCACTCTGCTTTCTGTAGTGCGGACTTAACGAACTCCATCAGAATCCAGCGTTGGTCCGTTGAACTGTAGATGCAATAAACTACATCGTATTCAGACACTCCAACAGCATCAACAACGAGCGCATACGATAACGCCTGATCTGAATTCGAGTAGAGGGCCGGGTCAACGGTTGAGTAGACCGTAGTTTTGTTCTCTTTGATTTTGTAATTGCCAGTCTCTTGATGCCGTAGCTGCTCGTCAATGTGACCAACATAATAATGCCCATTCTCAAAGTCTACTGCAAGAGTTGCTTCCGCTTTAACCAAGTCGTAATTGCCAAAGTCAGTCTCCTCATTGTAGAAGGTTTCGTAGCAATACAATGCCCAGACTGCATGATGGAAAGATTTCTTTGGATCTTGCCTATTCGGTTTACGCTCCTGCTCTTCAAACAGATCAATGTTCCACGCAAGGAACGCAGAAAAGATTGCCTGCTTCAAGTCTTTCGTTCCGTCGTATGTTGCAACACCTGCACCAACAGCATGGCCAAATGCAAACGTCGCATTGCTCTCTCGTTCTGCAACTTCTATTGCACCAGCAGCTAGCTTTGCGAGTTGAAACTTTCTTGCACAAGCATGGAGTACTTGCTCCATTGAAAAACTCGTGACGTTTCCAAAGGCAACTAGCTTCGAGTAGTCATCTTTCTTCACCGCTTGCGATGTGGTTTCTGCAGAATGGACAGAGCTACCTAGCACTTCAGCTAGAATGTCCTGTACTGTTTCATTCGAGTCCATAGTGTGTTCCTAAAATTTCTAATGTTTTTTGCTGGTCAAGTGGAGACAATACTTCCAGCCAAGCATAGATCGGAAAGAGGTTTATTTCTTTGATTGACCAGTCGGGCCATCTCTTGAGAGCCCATCTTGCAAGTCGTCGAAAATCAGCAGTGGAGGTCGAGCTTTGCTTTTCTCCGAACTGGTACGGAAAGAAACGGGGATCAAAGATGGCAGGATTGAAGGTAGCAGAAGGTATTCCTGCAGCAACATAGTCAGCGATTGCCCGTGCATAGACATGACTACGTACTTCTTCCCATCTAACTCCAGAGATGTCACAGTCAATTCGTGCCCTGTACCAAACTTGCATGATGCGCGGTGGTTAATCGTAGCCTGGTCAGAGGTCGAGTTCTGCATTGATTTCTTTCTTGCTGCGACTGCCCTTCCCCTTTGCTGCTTCTGCCACAATCCTATTCTTTGTGTATTCTTCTGCGGCAGTAATCAGATGATGAATCTCTGTGTCATCTAGAAGATGCACAGTTTCAGGGTAGGTAATCAGAAGACGGTGTGATTCCCGCAGATGGTTTGGCATCTCAGGGTCTTTTGCAAGCAATGCAGCTTCCAGCTTTCCCATATGGATTGCAAGAGATTGCATCACTGCTTCAGGAATCTTACCTGCTTGTTCTTCGTTGGCGGGCTTCACAGCTTTCCTCCCATTAGGTAGTAAGTAATAATAGCGTTGATGGTCCCAAACACCAAAACTGCTGCAACCCACCCCGGCCAATCTATATCCAACAAAGTGCAGATTGTAGCCACCAACAAACCAATCAAAATTGAAGTATAAATATTCACAGCTTTCCTCCCATTTGTTGCTGATCTTGAATCTGCTTTGCCAACTCTGTGTCAAACGCATCCTTATCTGGAAGGGGCTTGACAGAATCAACATAGGCTTCTAGTGCTGCAAGGGTATCGTAAGTCGCAGCACAGACAGAAACTTCACCACTTGCAGGGCCAGTTGCTCCAGCATGATGCTTCTGTACAAAGTCTTTTCCTGCTTGTGCAATAAGAGCCTCACTAACCATTCCGACCCCTTTGATTGCAGCACGCCAGATAATTTGGTCTGCTGCAACATCGCCGAATTCTGTACACAAGTCTTTCATGTGCTTGACTTCTTGCTGGGAAAGCTGGTGAGTCTTCTTGTACTCTACCCCATCGAAAACAAATGTGATCTTCCACTTGCCTTCAGTTGCGCTGAATTTACCCTGTGCAAGCTGCTTCATCTTGAATGCGTGCGGTGTTTGTTGCTTAGCCATGTGAAACCCCAGAAAGTGGCTCAATCTTGCAGCCGAAACGTAGGCCAAGTGCAGTTACTACACAGGACTCGCACAAGTCAACGGTATGTTGATGGCTGATTTCAATCGTAGTTTGTTTAACCTCACCACTGTGCGCGCTTAATGCGTGCAACGTGAGATTTATAGACCTCACAGGTATACTCAGGTTGGTTTCTTTGCCACAACTATCACAAATAACGTGCTCAATTTTCATGATTCTTCCTTTACAGTCGTGTGTCGTACAAAAGCTGGAACGTAATCTTGACTTGCCGAGTTCTATCACTAAGCAATTCTTTCTTGACAACAAGTTTACTGTAGGGGATTAATCCTACAGCAGATCGCGTTACGTTCTCAGCACTCTTGGTTCTCTTGACCCCCTGAGTCACAGTCTCTGCAATATCTTCGTGAACAACAACTTCTGCCGTCCTGTTTGGGTCGGTTTTAATTTGCTTCCAGATTGCAGAATACTTTAACATCGGGAGAGATAGAGACTAGCTTGACCTACTAGAGAGTTTCAACGCTGTAGGTTCTACCTGGGACGTTTGATCTTTTCGCCGCGTCTTCCAGTTTGAATGTTCCGGCCACATCACTGCTGTTCCAAGAACATTTAAGAAACCTCCCATCAAAGGGGTCATCTCCACCGAGTTCTGCGATAAGTTCCCTGTATCGCCTGAACTTTCTTTGGAGATTGGTTCTGATTGATTCATAGTGTTTGTGGTCACGAAAAAAAATCTTCAAGGTTGATCCGGCTAGGACTCCATTGAAGATTTCTTGAAGATCTGATTCTTTTGGCATTTGTTTCTCGTGTGTTGGAAATCTATAATGCTAGATGTTAGTGCGAGGCTTTCACTCGCTCCGGCCGCAGCCTACCATACTCTTATTGCTTCACCCTAGATTTCTGCTTTGACATTCTCATTATGGCCAACCAACTGGGGAGACGTTCTATCAGGCTGAGAAGTTACCAGCTAGGATGAAGCAATAAGACTGCCGGTTACAGGGTCCGGCGTGGGGTACTAGCCAACTGCCTTAT